AAAAAAACATGTAGTGAAAAGTGTTATTTTAAATTGATTAGTAAAGCAAAAAAAGGAAAAGATACTTTATCACCAGAAGCAAGAAAACAATCTAAAATTGCACAATCTATTACAATGAAAAGGCTTATATTAGAAGGAAAATTTACTCCAAAATGTGAAAATTATTATAATAAAACTGGTATGATAGAATTTGTATATAATAAAAATGTTAGAAAAGTTCGTTCTTTGTGGGAATTAATATTTTGGATTATTAATCCAACATTTTTATATGAAAATATAAGATTAGAATATTATGACACAAATACTAATTCAATGAGAATATATATTACAGATTTTTATGACGGTAATAATACTATTTATGAGGTTAAACCAATAAAATATCAATATACATTAAAAGATAAACAAAAAGCAGTAATAGATGCTGGATATAATTTTATAATTATTGATGATAATCACATGAAAAAATATAATACAGAAGAAATGAAAATATTAATAAAGAATTATGTTATTAATAAACCAGGAATAGAGAATAGATTAAAATGGTTAAAGGCAAAATAATTAGTATTAAAGAAATTGAAATGCCGGAAAATGTCTATAATTTACATATAGAAAATAATCACAATTATTTTGCAGATAATATTAATGTAAAAAATTGTGATCAAGCAGAAGCTAAATCATTAACTTCTATAATGACAAAATTAGAAAATTGTCCATATAGATTTGGTGTTACAGGAACTCTAAAGGGAACTAAAACAAATCAGTTGGTTCTTGAAGGATTATTTGGTCCTGTTAAAGTTGTAGCTACAACTAATGAATTAATTAAAAAAGAAATTTTATCCAATTTAAAAATAAATATTCTTCTTCTTTATTATAATGAAAACGAAAGAAAAGTTAAAAGAGATTACAAGGAAGAGATAAATTTTCTTCTTTCTCATTCTGGTAGAAATGAATATATAAAAAATTTAACATTGTCATGTAAGGGAAATACTCTTGTATTATTTCAGTTTGTTGAAAAGCATGGTAAATTATTATATGAAGAAATAAAAAAAGAATCTGGGAATCGTCCAGTATTTTTTGTTTGGAGTGATGTGAAAGGTGATGAAAGAGACGAAATAAGACAAATAGTAGAAAAAGAAACTAATGCAATTATAATTGCATCTTCTGTATTTGTCAGAGGAGTAAATATTAAGTCCTTAAAACATCTTATATTTACTTCTCCTACTAAGGCCAGAAGAACCGTTCTACAATCTATTGGCCGCACATTAAGAAAATCTGAAACAAAAGATTATGCAGTTATTTATGATATTGTAGATTATCTATCTTATAAGAAAAGAAACAATTATGCTATAGAACATTATAAGGAAAGAATGGAAATTTATATGGAAGAAGACTTTAATATTAAGACATATAAAGTAATACTGAAATGAAGTAATAGAAATGGAGTAAATGATAAAAAAGAAAACGAAACATTACGTAAATAACCGCACATTATTTGGGGTATTGATACGATATAAAAATGAAGTAAATGAGGCATCAGAAAAAGGTTTAGATCCTCCAAAAATACCAGATTATGTTGGTCTAGCCATTTATCAGATATGTAACAAGCTAGTAATACGTCCTAATTTTTCTGGATATACTATTCAATATAAACAAGAAATGATTTCAGATGCATTAGTAGATTGTGTTGCTGCTATTAATAATTTTGATCCTGAACGAACTAATAATCCATTTGCTTATTTTACACAAATAGCATGGAATGCGTGTGTCAGAAGAATTCAAAAGGAAAAGAAACAACAATACATTAAATTAAAAAATGTTGAAAAAGTGATCATGTTAGAGAATTGTAGTGAAGAAGAAATTAATCAATTTAAGTTGAATGATGCATCTAACGAGTTAGTTCGAAGTTATGAAGAAAAAAACATTCCCTTGAAAAAGAAAGAAAAAGTGTTACTGGTAAATGATGATTGACAATATCATGAAAAAGTGGTAAAAAGGAAGATATTTATTAGATTTTATATTCTTACTGGAGAATAGCTTTGACCAAAAATGCTCACTTAATTCCGCCTATAATTATAGATATAGTTATACAATTAGATAATCTGCAAATTGCAGAAAATGAAAGAATGGCTTTAATTCAAAGGCTTGAAACTGTTCGTGATTTTTGTATTAAAAATTTAAATCGTCTTGAGCGAAAAATACAAGATGAAAATAAAAAACAAGCATTAACGACAAAAGTTCGTTATAAAAAATGAAAATAAAATTAAAACTGATAATATGTTTAAAAATTTAAGGTTAGCAACATCTAGTCAAAATTGTGCAAATTCACCAAAATCAAAAAATAATACAAGTGGCTATAAAGGAGTTACTTGGCATAAACAACATAAAAAATGGTATGCTCAGATTTCTAAAGATAGAAAAAATTACTTTTTAGGTTTATATTTTAAAGCAGAAGAAGCAACTTTAGCATATAATAAAAAAGCATTAGAGTTATTTGGTGAATTTGCTTATTTAAATGATGTAAAAATATTATGAGTAAGATTGCTCTTATTGCAGATACACATTGGGGTTGTAGAGGAAATAGTTTATCTTTTTTGGATAAATCTAAATTGTTCCTTGATAATGTATTGTTTCCTTACCTCAATAATAATATTATTTCTACAATAATTCATCTTGGTGATCTTGTTGATCAAAGAAAACATATTAATGTAAATACAGCTAATAGATTAAGATCAGATCTTCTTGATCCCTTAGCCTTAATGGGATGTACTGTGCATTGGATTGCTGGTAATCATGATTGCTTCTTTAAGAATACTAATGAAGTAAATGCTCTTCAAGAGCTTATTCTGGATAGATATCCAGATTTTCATATTCACGATATGAATGCCGATGAAGTCATTCTTGGAAATCAACGAATATTATTAGTTCCTTGGATTTGCCAAGAAAATAAAGAACGCATTCTACAGAAAATTAAAGATACCAAGGCTCAAATTGCCTTTGGGCACTTAGAGTTATTGGGATTTTCTATGTATGATAATGGAATATTGTCTACTCATGGAGAAGATATTAATATCTTTAATAAATTTGATATAGTCTGTTCAGGACATTATCATCATAAATCATCAAAAAATAATATTAATTACATTGGTTCTATGGGGGAATATACGTGGAATGATTATGACGATCCAAAAGGTTTCCATGTATTTGATACTGAAACAAGAGAGTTAACATTTATTTTAAACCCTTATAAGATGTTTAGAAAGATTTTATATGATGACGGTATCGAATATGTTCCAAGAGATCAAGAATTTAGGAATTGTATTGTAAAAGTAATTGTTAAGAAAAAAAGTAATGTATACTTTTTTGAAAATCTAATATCTTTAATTGAGACACAGAATCCAATAAGTCTTCAGGTTATTGAGGATCATGGAATGCAATCTAATTCATTAGAAAATGAAATTGATGAATCTGAATCAACGTTAGATATATGTTTTTCATATATTGACGGTTTATCTTCACCTACATTGCCTATTAATAGAGATAAAATGAAAGAAATAGTTTCTGACCTTTATAATGAAGCGAATATACGTTTATGATTATTTTTAAAAAGATTCGATATATACCTTATTTTCCTAAATATAATCAAAAAAAAGAAAATGATATGAATTTAGAAGAAGAAATTAAATTACTATCTAATAATTCCATGGCTAGATAATTTATATAAACGTACTTTTGAGTGTCCATTAGATAAGGAATAGTATAATAATTATTTTTCAAAGGATTCGATATAAGAATTTTCTTTCAGTTGGTAATATATTTACAGAAATTCATTTAAATTCTCATGGTTTCTCTCTAATAGATGGAATAAACGGTTCTGGTAAGAGTACTATTCTGGATGCCTTAACCTATGTCTTATTTAATAAGAGCTATAGAGACATTAATAAACCTCAATTAATCAATTCAATTACTAAGAGTAATTTAGTGGTTGAGATTGAATTCTCTATTGGAAATGTAAATTATCTCATTAGAAGAGGAATAAGTCCTATAATTTTTGAGATATTTCAGAATGAACAACTTTTAAATCAAGCAGCAGATGCTCGTGATTATCAACAGTATCTTGAAAAGACAATTCTAAAGACAAATTATAAATCTTTTTGTCAAGTTGTTGTGCTTGGATCAGCAACATATGAATCTTTTATGCGTCTTGTTGCAGCACAAAAGCGGCATATTATTGAAGATCTTCTTGATCTAGAAATATTCACTATTATGAATAATAGATTGAAAGAAAAGATTATAACTAATAGTGAAAGACTTAATGACTTATCCTTAGAAAAAATAAAATTAATATCAAAAGTAAAACTCCTACAAGAACATATTGATTATATTAATACTAATAATGAAGAGTCGAAGAGAGACTATGAAGAATTAAATAAAGATATAGAAATAAAGATTGATAATACTAAAATTCAACTTGAAAAAGATAGAATTCTTGTTGATATTTTGAGTGAAAAAGTAAAAGGTGAAATCGCCTTAAAGGATAAGTTAGAAAAACTAATATCATATAAGCATAAGATGACAGAGGATTTAAATAGATTAAATCGAGAAAATACTTTTTTTGAAAAACATGATAGTTGTCCTATTTGTTTTCAAGATATACATAGCAATTTTAAGGCACAATTACATGAGGAACGAAAGCTTAAGATAGATACAGTGGAAATTGGTTTAAATTTGCTCTTTGATAAGATTGCTGAAGTGAATGTCGAATTATCTAAAATTAAAGGGATAAAATCAGAAATATCACAACTTAAACTTAATATACAATATTCGTCAATGGGAATAACATCATTAACACAACAGATGAATAGTAATATTGAAAGTATTAAAAAGTTATCAAGAAAAGATGAAACTGTTATTGATAATATTGATGAGACAAAAAAGCTATTAGAACAATGTAAATTAGAATATCAGGATTATGAAGAAAAAAAATTATTGTATAATTCAATTGTATATATTCTCAAAGATAATGGCATAAAGTCACAAATAATCAAAAGATATATTCCTGTTTTTAATGCCAGTATCAATAAGTATCTTGATATTTTAGAATTTTTTTGTGAATTTACAATTGATGAAAATTTTAAAGAAACAATAAGATCTCGTTATAGAGATATATTTTCGTATGAATCACTTAGTCAAGGGGAAAGATTTCGTGTAGATCTTGCACTTTTATTTGCATTTAGAAATATTTCTAAATTACGAAATTCTTTAGTAACTAATATTTTGATCATGGATGAGATTTTTGATTCTTCATTAGATAATGATGGTATTGATTGTTTATTTAAACTTCTTGGAAATTTAAAAGAAACAAATGTTTTTATTATAACCCCTAAAGGAGAACAGATAGCAGAAAGATTTGATAGAATTATAAGTTTTCAAAAAATTAAAAATTTTTCTCATATTGTAAAAAATTAATGAAACGTTTGTTTATATAAATACTCATATAACTTTTATAAAGGAAAATTGAATGAGGAAGAAAAAGCATCAAGATTTACCTGAAAGATCTGATCCAGATTATTCTAAACTTTATTATAAAAAACAAAAAGAAAAAGTTAAAAAAGTTCAAAAAAAATATTTAAGAAGGAGATATGAAGAAAATCCAAATATTTGGAAAGGAAAATATGATTCAGAAAAAGCCTTTGAATATAGACAAAAGAATATTAAAATTTTTAAGGAAAGAGATTGGAAAAATCGCGGTATTATTGACATAACTTACGAAATATATTTAAAAGAATTAGAAAAACAAGATGGAAAATGTAAAATTTGTAATAAAATTATGGACAAGGTATATGTTGATCATGATCATATTACTGGAAATTATAGAGGATTATTATGCCGTAAATGTAACTGTGGATTAGGATATTATGAGAAATATAAAGATGAATATGTAACATACTTATTAGAAATAAGTTAGTCAAATTCATAGAAAGATGAAATTGTGTTGACATTATCTCATCCTAATGATGACATTCTTAGAACAAAATGTAAGGAATTTGATTTCTCCAATCCTCCCTTTGAGCCAATTGAATTTGCAAAAAAGATGATCAAGTTTATGTATGATCATAATGGTATTGGTTTAGCGGCTAATCAGATTGGATACGATCTTCGCATTTTTTGCATGAGAGGTGAACCTGAAAATTTTGTCTGTTTTAATCCAAAGGTCATTTATCATGGCGCAGATCCAATAGTTATTCTTGAAGAAGGATGTATAACATATCCAGGTTTAATCATTCCAATTAAGAGAAATAAAAATATTAGAGTAAGATTTCAAACACCTAATGGTGATACTTTAACAAAAACTTTTTCTGATTTAACAGCAAGAGTTGTTCAGCATGAAATTACACATCTTGATGGACAAGTATTTTGGGATGGCATTTCAAGAATACAATTTGAACGAGCAAAGAAAAAAAGTGGTATTAATGTGACATTTAATGGAATGACTTTAGAAAAGAAGAAAATAAATAAAAATGCAGGATTTATCGGAAAATCGTTGGTTTAATTAAAAATAATATTTGACTTTTTAAAAAAATTGTGATATGACAAGACTATATCTTTTATATGGTTTTATTGATGGAGAGAAAAATACAGATTTATTTTGTCGATAGTGATCCAAAACTAGCGGCTCAAGTTTTGGTTGATGAGCATATACCTACTCAAATTAGAAATAGTGCGCAGATACTTTGTAATGCACATCGAGTTCTTGATGGGACACGATGTTGTTTAATGGATGAAAGAGAACATATATTTTATAAAGCAAGAAATCTTAAAGATCCATGGAGTATTTGGTGTAAAGAAAGTCTTGAAAATTATTTTTGGATAGAAGAATATCTTTATGATCTTTTAGATGAGTATAAAAGTCGTTTTAAAAAACCTCATAAAATACTTTCGTCTAAAAAACAACCTGTTGGTATGTCATATTTTCTACAATCACCACCTTTTAATTTGAAGGACGGAGAGTGGACCAATCCACCCTTAACAATTCCTGATTGTTATAAATCTCTTGAACTTGAAGTTTTTGATGGTTATTCCCTTCAGAATATTATTAATTCTTATCGCAATTTCTATGGTAATTTTTATACGATGAAAACATAATAATATATCTTTCACGGTTAAAGAATAATGATATTAATAAAAGTTAATTTTAGGAAATGATTGATGACTTACATTATTTGTTCAAAATGTGGATTTAATGCAATGAATGATATTGAGGCAAAAATACATAGTTGTTCATTATCTTCTGTTATTGAAGATTTTAGTGGAATGGAAAACACAACAAATAAAGGAACAGAAGTAGAATCTTTACATTTGATAAAATGTAAGTATAAAGAAAATATAATAATTTATGATTTTAAAAGATATCTTGAAAGAACATATAAAGGACATTACAATTCCAATAATAATATAGAATGTTTTGATGCATGGATTGCTCTTGGTGATGCAACACCAACTTTTAGAAATACTGCGATTAAATATTTGTGGAGATTAAAAAGAAAAGAAGATACGATACCAAAAGATGATTTAATGAAAGCAATGCATTACGTTCTTATGTGTCTATATAACGAGTATTATAGAATCGAAAACTAGAGAGATAAAAATATGTCAGAAGTTCATCCTTTAATTGGTAAATATGTTTTTATCTCAAATGAGAATTATTACAAATACGGAAGAATTATTGAGAATGTTGATGTTGATATATTCTTAGTTAAGATTATATCTGGAGACATTCTAATAAACAGTTATAGTCTTTATAATATAAATCAAATGATACAGGATGATAATAGTCATATTACAGGATGGCAGATTTTTAAGACTAAAGCAGATTTAAATAAATATTTAAAATGGATAGAAACACCAACAGAAAATTCAGAAAATAAAGTTTTACAATTGGTGAAGAAAAATGGAGAAAAGATTTGATAAATGATTCCTTATACATACCTTGTTGGCTGGACAAAATATAATAAATGGTATTACGGTGTAAGATATGCTAAGAATTGTCATCCATCAGATCTATGGAAACCATATAAAACTTCATCTAAGTATGTAAAAAGATTTTATAATAAACATGGTGATCCAGACGTTATTCAAATAAGAAAAACTTTTACATCTGCAAAAGATGCAATTGATTGTGAACAAAAAGTATTAAGAAGATTAAATGTTGAAAAAAATTCTAAATTTCTGAATACTAAAAATGCTACTACTAAAACAATTATAATTAAACCTAATAGCGGGTCCTTTAAGAAAGGACTTACTCCTTGGAATAAAGATAAACATTATGATGAAATGACTATAGAGGAAAGAAAAGAAAAATTTGGACGAATATTTTCAGAAGATGATAAACAACATTTGAGGGAATTATCTAAAGAAAGATTTGCAAATAATGAATTACGTGATATAGTCAGAGAAAGAACAATTGCACAATTTAATGATCCAGAGAAGAAAAAAATACATAAAGATTCATGTGATGGGCATGTTGGTAAAGGATGGATAAATAATGGGATAATTAATAAAAGAGCATCAAAAGAGGAATTTGAACAACTTAAAAACTTTGGTTGGACAAAAGGTAGATTAATATTAAGTGAAAATAAATTTTATAATCATAGAAATAGAAAAAGAAGTTCTGAAACAGGACAATATATTTAAGGAGAAATAATTTGGAGATTCAAATCCCGATCGATCTTTTAAGACAAAGAAAATTGATGATCGCTACGCCAATGTTTGGTAAAATCTGCCTCTAATCAAAGTAATTTGATATAGATAACTAGGTGAATTGCTGGAAACTCCAATATTGGACAATCAGCAGCCAAGCACTTTAAAAAAAGTGAAGGTTCAACGACTATCCCGAAAGGGAGTAGAAAATAAGCAAATGATTTTCGAAGTGCCTAGCTCCAATTTAAATTGGATGAAGATATAGTCTAATCTTTATAGTAATATAAAGCAGTTTAATAAAACGGCATAAATCTTGCGAATTTATGTGAATATAATTGGGAATGTGTAGTGGAATGTTTTGTAAATCTTGTGCCGATTTAGCTGCGTTATGTGCACAATATCAAATACCAATGCAGTTTTACTTTCTTTTTAATGAAAGTTTAATACCAAGAGCAAGAAACTATTGTACGGATGAATTTGATAGAGCACCAGCAGAACATATGATGTTTATTGATGCTGATATTGGATTTTCTCCACAAGATGTTATTGCATTAATGGCCTTACAGGTTCAAAATGAACAGTATGATATTATTGGTGCTCCATATCCAAAAAAATGTATTTCATGGGAAAAGATTAAACTTGCTGTTGATAAAGGAATGGCTGATGAAGATCCAACCATCCTTGACAAGTTTGTTGGAGATTATGTCTTTAATCCAAAATATGGACAGCAAGCAATTCCGATTGGTGAACCTGTAGAAGTTCTTGAAATTGGAACTGGTATGATGATGATTCGAAAAGAAGCATTGCATAAATTTAAAGCCATGTATCCACAATATATGTATAAACCAGATCATGCACGTACAGAACATTTTGATGGTTCTCGTGAAATTATGATGTATTTTCAATCTGAAATTGATCCAAAATCAAAAAGATACCTTTCAGAAGATTATTGGTTTTGTCAAAAGGCACAAGAAGCAGGATTACGTACTTGGCTTTGTCCTTGGATGAAAACTCAGCATGTTGGTTCTTACATTTTCTCTGGTTCTCTTGCAGATTTAGCCTCTATTGGTGCAGCAGCAACAGTTGATCCTTCTCAGTTAAAGAAAGGTAAAGTGGGTATTCTTCCCGTCAATCCTGCTATCTCATCTTTATCTCCAATGACACCAGGAGTAGCAATTCCTCAAGCAACACAGATGCTTTCAAAGTTTGGAGCAATTGTGCAAGAAGAAAACAAAAAACTATCAAAGTTAAAGTTACCTCAAGGTAAAAGAAAACGGAAGTAAAACAATGTTTGTGGATAAATGCACAATTTCAATATTAAAGAATTTTGCGTCTATTAATCCCAATATCTTAATAAGAGAAGGAAATGTATTAAAAGGAGGAATACCAAATGTTATTCAGGCTACGGCTATTCTTCCTGATATTACATTTCCACAAAGATTTGCCTTAGATAATCTTTCTAAGTTTATTCATATTTTAGAAGTGTTTAAGGAACCTCATGTAGAATTTTTTGGAAATCATTTGAGTGTTTCTGATGAAAATCATAATCACTCATTTAAGTTAATGTATACAGAAGAAAGTATAATTGAAGATTTGATAGTTTCAGATAGAGAAATTATTCTTCCTTCTAAAGATATTATGTTTAATATGGATGAATCCGTTCTTCCACAACTAATGAAAGCATTGAGAATTTTAGATGTTTCAGAAATTCATTTTCATGGAGATGGTGCAGAGACATTTGTTAGTTTAATGAGTTCTGAAAATCCATCTTCTGATTCCTATTCTATAAAATTAGGAGCAAGTGGTATAAAATTTAGAGCTGTATTTAGTGCAGAACATTTAAATTTATATCCTGGTGATTATGTAGTATCAATATGTAAGGAAGGAATTGCTAAGTTTAGTTCTGAAAAAGTAAAATATTTTATCGCAATTGATAATAATAATTCTTACTTTCAGTAAAAACAACACAATAGGCATTTGTTGAAATATATTAATTAGGTGGAATTATGATAAATGAAGAAGTGGTTTGGTGTGAACGTTATAGACCACACACTGTTGAAGATACAATTCTTCCATTAGAACTTAAGACATTATTTAAAAATTTTGTAAAACAAAAAACAATTCCGAACTTACTTTTTTCTGGTGGTCCAGGTATGGGGAAAACCACAATAGCAAGAGCAATGTGTGAAGAACTTCGTTGTGATTATATTGTAATTAATGGTTCTCTTGAAGGGAATATTGATACTCTTCGTAATAAGATTGCATCGTTTGCTTCTACTGTTTCCTTTTCTGGTGGAAGAAAATATGTAATAATTGATGAAGCGGATGGACTTACTGTTGCTACTCAACCTGCACTTCGTCATTTTATGGAAAAATATTCATCGAATGCCGGTTTTATTCTTACTTGTAATTATCCCAATAAACTCATTAAAGAACTTCATTCTAGAGATGCAACAATAGAATTTAAAATACCAAAGGTTGAATGTTCTAAAATTGCAGCTTCTTTCTTTAAGAGAATACTTGAAATTTTAGAGAAAGAAAATGTTACATATGATAAGGAAGTTATTGCTGAAATAATTAATAAACATTTTCCAGACTTTAGAAAAACTCTTAATGAACTTCAAAAATATTCAGTATCAGGTATTATTGATACAGGTATTCTTTCATCTTTACATGGTATTGATATTCATGATTTGATAAAGTTTATAAAACAAAAAAATTATACAGAATGTAGAAAATGGATTGCAGAAAATTTTGATGGTAATTCTGCTGATTTGTTTAGAAAGTTCTATGATACATCAATGGGATATCTTTCACCATCTTCTATTCCTGCATTAATTTTACTTATTGGAAAATCTCAATATTATTCCGCAATGGTTGCTGATCAAGAAATAAATGTAATGGCTTTTATTGCTGAGCTTATGATTGAGGAGATTTTCCAATAAAATCAATGGGTTAGATGATGGAGAATTGATGCAAATATTTATTTTATTTGTCATAAAATTACCAAGAATATAATCCAATGGGTATAAATACTCCTATAGAATAAATTTTTATAGGAGTATTTAATGCAAGAAAAATATGGTTTTGTCTATATTTGGTATGATAGAAAACATAAGCGTTATTATATTGGAGCCCATTGGGGAAGAGAAGATGATGGATATATCTGTTCTTCTAAATGGATGAAACAAGCTTATCGAAAACGTCCGCAAGATTTTAAAAGACGAATTTTAGCGAGAATTTACACTAATAAAAAAGATACATTTATGACCGAGCATAAGTGGTTACAAATGA